TTGATGGCTTCAATATACATGATGGTACGTTTACAGTAAATGGAAATATTGCAGCAAGTAATTTTTCAGGATCATCTTCAGGAACAAACACTGGTGATCAAGATATTTCTGGAATAGCAACAAATGCTACTGCAATTAGTAATATAACTAGTTTCCCTGGTTTTGGTACAACTTCAGGTAAAGCCTTAGAAGGAGACACTTCAATACCTGTTGATTTAACAGTTAGTGGGGCTGGAACAGTACATGCTGATAATTACACGAACACAGTTGATATGGGTAGTGGTTTTATAGTTGCAAACAACGGTGGAACTCAGCAATTTACTATTGTTGAAGATAATGCTTTAAGATTTGCAGGAACTGGAGCAGCAACTGTATCTTTTAATTCTACAACTAAAAAAGTAACAATTAATTCTCCTGCAGAAACTTATACAGCTCACGAAAACATATCAGGTGCTAGTTCTTCTGATAATTCAGGAAACACGTTTATACAAGATTTAACGATAGATAGTAATGGTCACGTAACTGGATTAGCTACTGGTACAGCTAGTTTTACTGAAACTTACACAGCTCATGAAAATATATCTGCTGCAAGTAGCGTAGACAATAGTGGCAATACTTTTATACAAGATATATCACTTGATAGCAATGGTCATGTTACATTTATTACTTCAGCCGGTGTTTCAATACCTAACCATGACGATCTATCAGGGTTTGTTACAGAAGAACATATAAATTGGACTATTGATAATAGTGGTACATACTCAATACACTCAGGAAATATACCTGATTTATCTGGAACTTATTTAACTAGTATTGACATAACAGCTGATACAAGCCCAGCATTAGGAGCTGATTTAAATATGGCTGGTTTTTCAATGTTTGAAGATGCTGAAAACTCTTATAGTATTGATTTAAAAGACCACAGTAGTTATACATGGTTAAGAAACGTTCAAGGTGTTTGGACGTTCCAACAAGGAACAGCTGGTGACAATTGGACTAAATCTTTTCATCTATATTTGCCAGATGCTGGATCAACAGCTAATAATGTTTTAATGCAACTTGGTCAAAGAACCTCTAATGAAACAAACGGTAGATATAAAGGGGTTAGGATAGTTAAATACAGTGGGTCTAGTGTTGTAGATGGTTTTCTTCAAGCAGGTGATATGTACACCACTGGTGGTATT